AAAGATAGTTATATATCTAGATGCATTCCAGTACTAAAATCAGAAGGTTATGCTGAAGATCAAGCAGCTGCAATATGTTACGATGCTTTAAAACTAGATAGTCACGAAGAATACGAGTATAAAACTCTTTATGTCTCTGTAGTTAAAACAGACGATGGTAAAAAGTATGTTATAGATGATACGTTACTACCAGAGCTACACTTAGAGATAGGTAAGAAATACTGTATCGATCAATGTGATGAGTCAAATATGGAACATCCTATGAGATTATCTACTACTCCTGACGGAATACATAATGGAGGAGAGATGTATAGAGGTGAAGGTACTGACGAAGTAGAGTATGAATTAGATAAAATACATTTTTGTCCTAATCAAAATACTCCTAAAGAGTTATACTACTATTGCGAAAATCATCCTGGTATGGGTGCTATGTTTAAGATAGTAGAAAAAGAAATAGATTTAGATATAGATGTATCCAGTCTACCAAATTATGTTAACCCTGTTAAAGAAGAAGAATATGAATTTGAAACCTATAACGATTATCCTGAATCTGCAGTCAATGCTGCAAAGAGAGCTCTCAAATGGAAGGATGAGCACCCTGACAACGACTGTGGTACAAGAGTTGGATGGGCCAGAGCTAACCAGCTTGCTAACAGACGAAACATATCAGAAGATACTATTGCAAGAATGGCTTCGTTTGCTAGACACTTACAGCACAAGGACGTTCCCTATAGTGAAGGGTGCGGTGGCTTAATGGTAGATGCTTGGGGAGGACAAGCAGGTATAGAATGGGCTAAAAATAAACTAGAAAAGATTAGAGCTAGTGCAGTGTCTCTCTCAAGTGAAGATATTATAGAAAGCTTACCTATTGAAGAGCAAGAAAGAATATTAGAGACACTATCTCTTAGAGGGATTAACGAAGCTAAACTAAGTAAAGAAGGATACGAAAGAGTAGATGCAGAAGAATTCTTTAAACATGTATTTACTTCTGCTAAAACAGGTCTACCTATAAAAGGAGATGCACAACAAGCAGATGCATTAACTACAAAAGGTGCTAAAGTATTATATGAATACGTAGGACCATTAGATGAAAAAACTAGAAAGTTTTGTAGAAGAATGTTACAATTAAGTAAAAGAGGTACATTATGGTCTAAATCAGACTTACAAAACATACAAGGTAGTAATCCAGAATTTCCAGCTTATTATAACATTTATCTTTATAAAGGTTCTTATGGCTGTAGACATTCTTGGAAGACAGTTTACCTATACCAAAAGAAACCTAAGAAACAAAAAGTAACTGTATCGTTTTTAAATAAAGCTAAAACAGCTTCTAAAGAATATAAGTTTGGTATTGATAGAGATAAAAAGAGATTAGTAGGTCCTATGCTTATACCTAATAAACTAATACTTAGAGTAGATGAAGAAGGTAAACCTTTTTATGTATATTTCTCAGAAGATACAGTAAGACAAATAGCTGAAAAAGCAATAAAAGATAAACTAATAGACTCAGTTAACTTAGAACATAACCCAGACGTACCAGTAGATGCTCATATGACTTCTAGTTGGATTGTAGAAGATCCTAATAACGATAAGTCAAATATGTACGATATGAAAGTACCGAAAGGAACTTGGATGGCAGAATATAAAGTAGAAGACGATAGAGTATGGGATATGGTTAAAGACGGAGTAGTAAATGGTTTTAGTATAGAAGGTATATTTCAGAATAAAAGAATTCAATAATATATAAATATATATGAACATTTCACCCGAACCAAAGGCAGGATTTATATTTACATTTTTTACAACAGGATTTATGATACAAGATATAGCTATGGCTTTAGTACTAGGCTTTGTAGGTGCATTAGGAGGTTATATCTTTAAGCTTATAAAAGACTCTATTAGTAGTAAATTCCGTAAATAGAGCGTCTCTCTCAATAGATTTCCGAAAAGATATATATTAGCCTATTTATCCATATAGATTAGAACTTAACAATTTAATTAATCATTTATTATGGATAAAAATGAACTTAAAGATCTAGTTAAGTCTTATTTCAATCTAACAGAGAAGAATATCGAAAATTCAGAAAACACAGAAGAAGTAAAATTACAATCAGCTAAATTAGTTGACGGTACTCCTATTACTAACGACAAAGATACAGACTTTGAAGTTGGCGATGAAGTACATGTAACTACTGAAGCTGGCGAGAAAGTATTAGCTCCATCTGGAGAACATGCTTTAGAAGACGGTATTGTTCTAGTAATAGATGGAAGTGGGAAAATTACTGGACTACACAAACCAGGTGAAACTGGACAAGGTTCCTTAGCTGAAGAGCTACCAGACAAAGGTCCTGCTAAAATTTTAAACGAAGAAGAAAAACTTTCTGAAGTTAAAGAAGAAGCAGAAGAGACTGAAGTAGAACTTAATGATGCAATCGAAGAAGGCGATGAGCTACCAATGTCAGAACACGAAGAAGAAGACATGGAAGAGCATAGCATTAAAGAAGAAATCATTGAGGCTATTATGGAAGAAATTGCTCCTAAGATAGAGGAAATGCAAAAGAAACTAGCAGATCATGAAGAGAAAATGAAAGAACATTATTCTTCAGCTGCAAGTGAGTCAGTAACTGAAAAAGCTTTTAGTAAAGCTGGATTCGGTTCAAAACCAAGTGAAGAATTATTTCAATTCAACACTACAGATTTTAAAAAGATGCAATACGAAAATATATTGAGTAGAGCTTCAAAAAACAATTAATTAACAAACCTTAAAAATTATTTCAATTATGGGATTAGATGTATCAGCATTATCAGACTTTAATAACGAAGTTGCTGGAAAAGTAGTACCTAAGATGGTTTTTGAAGGATATACTACTTCAATTTTACCAATACAAGAAGGAATTAAGTATGAGGAGCCACTAAACATCTTCGAAGTTGACCTACAGGTTCAATCAGGAGATTGTGTTTCTACACCTTCAGGATCTTTCGATGCTACACAAAGAACAATTCAAGTTACACAAAGAACATCATACGATGGTCTATGTTTAGATAACTTAAACCCAAAATACTTAGGTATTTCGGCATTAGACGCAGGGTCTTACAATGAGACTTTCAAACTTGCTTCTGTATACACAGAGCAAATCGTAAACCAAATGAAGAAAAGCGATGACGCTTTCTTATGGAACACTACTAACGGATTAGGATTATTAACTTCAGGATCTACAGCAGGTGTTGTAACTCCAGCAGGAGCTAACATTCCAGTAGTAGTAGCAGACATTTTAGCAATTATCGATGAGTTAATCATCAACTTGCCAGATGACGTAGCGGACAGATCGGATCTTACGGTTTGGATGTCAGTTGCTTCATTTAGAAAGTATGTAACTGCTTTAAGAACATTAAACAATTTCTACTTTGATCCAGGATCAATCGAGAATAGAACAGGAATCTTACAAATGGCTTACCCATTCCAAAACGTAAAAGTAGTTGGAACTTCAGGTATCTCAGGAGAAAGAATCGTTCTTATGCCTGATGCTTATGCAGTTGTAGGTACTGATCTATTATCAGACGTAGATAACTTTAGCTTATGGTACGACATTAATGCAGACCAATTAAAACATAGATTAAAATCTAAGTTAGGTGTGCAGGTAGCGTTCCCAGAGTACATCGTATCTAACGATAGAAACTAAGACAACCTTAATTGGGGTCTTTAATTAGGCCCCTTTTACTAACCTTTAAAAACAATTAAACTATGGCATGTGATATTTCAAGTGGTTTTTCGTTAGCTTGTAGAGACAATAGCGGAGGAATAAAAAACATTTATATTCTTTCAGGATCTACTCCTGCGATAACCGAATCATCAGAAGGTTTAATTAGCGACTTATCAGGTACAGGTGTCTTTTATAAATTCGAATTGACTAAAAACGTAGGAGACTTTACAGAGACTCCAACAGTAAGTTTAGAAAATGGTACAGTATTTTATGACCAGATCATAAACGTAGCATTCCACAAACTACAATCGTCAATAAGAAATCAAGTTAAAGTATTAGCTCAAAACCCAGACTTAAAAATCGTAGTAGAGACTAATAACGGCGTAGAATCTCCTTACACAGGAAGATACTTCTACATTGGAAACAGAAGAGGAGCAAATTTATCAGGAGGTGCTGGTGCTACAGGTACTGCATTTGGTGATATGAATGCTTACTCACTTACTTTCCAAGGAATCGAGCCAGAACCAGCTGAAGAGATTGCTACTTCAGACGGAACTTTAGCAGACGCACTAACTGGATACACAGTAGGCTAATTATACAATAACTAAAGGGGAGTAGGTTTTAAAAAGCTCACTCCCTTTTTTTTTAAACGAATTAAATGATTAACTTAATTAAAGAAGGTACTTCAAACACTATAGCGATAAGTCCATTATCGCAATCGTTGTATCATGATTTAGTAAGCGGGTCATTCGAACTAGATTATACGCAAGACTATGACCAGTCTTCTGGTAGTATAGATCTAGATAAATTACCTCCAGTACCAGCAGGATACTACAATAACTATTTATTATTTAGTTTAGCAAGTAGTAACGTACCTGCTTATTCTGGTTTTTATACTTACGACTTAAGAGAGTACATTGCAGGTATAGATGTATGGAGTTTAGTAATCTCAGATTGGAATGCTGCAGGATGGAAGTGGAGTGAAGGAGCTAAGACTGGATTAAGATCTATTGACCAAGGAAGAATGAAAGTTGTAGGAACGGATCAAGCTTCGTATATTAGTTATACGGACTCTGATCAAGATGGTCAGTATACAACATATCATAAATAATTATGGCAAAGAAAGAAACTAAATTACATTTTGCAAAGGTAGAGAGATTCTCTCATGCATTAGCTAACTTTAACGAAAAGTTACAAGGGCATTATGTAAAAAGTGGTGACGATAATAGGTTTCCACAATACCTTATAGAATTATACAATAGATCAGCAATACATGCTGCTTGTATAGATTCAATTGTCCATGGAGTTATAGGACAAGGATTAACAGCTAATGACGAAGATTTTTTAGAGTATGCAAACAAAAAAGAATCATGGAATGATATTTTTGCTAAAGTAGCTTTAGATTATAAATTACACGGTAGCTTTGCATTAGAAATAATATACAGTAGAGATAGAACTAAAATAGCAGCAGTACATCATATTGACTTTTCAACTATAAGAGCTAAAGAGAAAAACCATAGAGGAATTATTCCTGGATACTGGATTAGTAATGATTGGAGACAATTTAAATCTCATACAGAAGAAAATACTATATACTTACCAGCATTTGACTTAGAAAAAGCTAAAGATGAGCCTTCTCAAATCTTTGTCGTACACAACTATAGACCAGGTCAACAATACTATCCGTTACCGGACTATAATGGCGCCCTTAGAACCATTGAGTTAGATGTAGAGATAGATAATTTTCACGTTAATAATATAAAGAATGGTTTAGCACCTTCTTTAGCAATAACTACATACACAAATGGATCTTCAGATGATGTAGAATCTATAGAAAGTATGTTAAGAAATAATTACGGTGGAACAGATAATGCCGGTTCATTAATTTACATGGACGTAGATTCACCAGAAAATAAACCAGACATAACGCCTATACCACAAAATGGTGCAGATGGATACTATACTGCTATAAACGATATGTCGATACAACAAATACTAACAGCTCATAGAATTACTTCTCCTATGTTATTAGGTATAAAAACTGAAGGACAATTAGGAGGTAGATCAGAGCTTATAGATGCAAGGATTCTATTTGAACATAACGTTATAGAGCCTATGCAGCAAGATATACTTAGACAGCTAGAAGGTATACTACAGATTAACTACCCAGATATTGTACTAGGAGTAGATACTAAAACATTATACGAAGATGGAGAGGTAGAAGAAGAGGTAATAACTTCAGTAGAAGTAGATGATGCAGAAGCTCAAGAAGTAGAAGAACAAGATACAACTAACGTAGAAGACGTACCAACATTATAAATTATGACAAATACATTTCTAATTAGCGAGGCTCAAATACGAAATTATACTGATATAGAAGATAATGTAGATTCTGCATTAATTAAAAACGGTATAAGAGAAGCGTCCGATATAAAATTACAACCTATAATAGGAACTCTATTATATGAAAAACTTAATTCTTTAGTAGATGCAGGTACAATAGGAGATAGTGCTAATGCTGCTTATAAGACATTAATAGATGATTATATTCAAAATATGCTTATATATGCAGCTTATTGGTACATATTAGATTCAATATACATAAGAAGTAGAAATAACGGTTTACTAATACCAGACGGTGGTGAGAATTCTGTATCTGCTGATAGAACAATGTATAATGTATCTGCTGATAGAACAATGTATAACGTTAAAAGACAGTCAGTACAAAATAAAATGGAGTTTTATGCTAATTTATTAACTGACTATATAATAGAAGAACAAACTCTTTACCCAGAGCTTAATGCTTCAAATAAACTATTCGAACTTAATCCTGACTATGAAGATAAGTACGGTAGTCCATTTGTATTTAACGATAAAAGTAGAAGAGCTACTGAATTTGTTAAGAGAGGAATAAGAGTATACGATACAAGATATAAACAATACCCGCAATAATTATGGCAAATTACAATTTAACTAACCAAGATATTAAGGATACTTTTCAGCAGCTTGCTCAAGTATCAGGTAGTATAGAAGGTGGAATAACAGGTTCAGGAGTTACAGACGGTACAGGTAGTAGAATAACTAACTTACATGTTACTGCTTCAAATGCAATATCAGCTTCTTATGCTGTAACAGCTTCTTTTGCTTTAAACGGAGGAGGTAGTTCGGTAGATACTGGATCTCTTTTAGTAACAGCAAGTAATGTAGATGCTACTATAACTTATACAAAAGGCGATGGTAGTACCTTTCAAAACATTATTAATAACGTTGCTAATGCTACAGAAGCAGAAGATTTAGTAATTAGTGTAAAAAATACTTCAGGTATTACTTTAGGTAAAGGTACAGCAGTACATGCCGTAGATGTTACTGGAGAAAATGTAGATGTAATAGCTGCTAGTAATACTAATAGTGGTTCAATGCCAGCTATAGGTTTATTAAGTCAGGAAATTGCAAATAACTCTGTAGGTAGTTGTATTATAGCGGGTAAAATAACAGGAATAAGTACTATTATTAAGTCAGGAAATTGCAAATAACTCTGTAGGTAGTTGTATTATAGCGGGTAAAATAACAGGAATAAGTACTATAGGTTTAACTGCTGGTGCTTCAGTATATGTAGGTGTTAATGGTATTTTAACTTCTACTAAACCAACAGGTTCAGCTCTTATACAAAACATAGGTACAGCAGCTAAAATTAATGGAGCAGATGGTGAGATAATAATTCAAGGAGCAGGTAGATCTAATGACTTACCTAACCTTACTACAGACTATGTATGGAAAGGTGATAGCGACGGTGTGCCACAGGCAGTACCAGTATCAGGGTTAGCTATTACAAGTGCATCTTATGCATTATCGGCATCTTATGCTTTAAGTGCTTCTGTAGAGATTATAAAAGAAGTTAGTTCTTCTTATGCTGACTTTGCTGAAAGTTCTTCTCATGCAGAAGTAGCTGAAAAAGTAGGTTGGGATCCTAACGTTTTAAGTACTGGAATATATTCTTATCCGTTTGTAAAAAGTGTTAGTGGTGATTATGCTGATTTAGGAGATACTACTGCTTATACATTACAGCAAGATAACAATAGAGGAGAAATTATTACATCAGGTTCTACTTTAGTAGTAGGAGCTGGTGGTGGAGATCTTAAAGTAACTGGTAGTTCTAATATAGAAATACAAGCAGGACACGTAGATTTTAAAGATGGTAATGTAGATGTTCAGTCAAATGGGTTTACTGTTTTATCAAGCAATGGATCTGGTACAGAGGTAAAAGCACCTCATACTATAGACATAAGAACACCTGGTACTATATTAGGTAGATACGGTATAAATTCAGATGGTGGTATTCAGTTAGCAGGTGCACAAGTAAAAGTATTAGGAGATAACACAACTTCTGCTTCTTTAAAGGTAGATGGAGATAATGGTTCAGGTAATGGAGCATTAGCTTTAGAAGTAAAAAGTACTATAACTTCTCAAAGTGTAGATATACAGGGTGGTACAAGATTTAGTGGTTCACTTAGAGCGTTAGGTGGTCAAATACAATTAGGAGATACAGGAAGTGGAAATAGTTTTGATATACCAGAGGCTGGTACTGCAGTAATAAAAGGTAGTACAGACTTTATGAATGGTGCATTCTATTTCGGAGATCAGATGAATATAGGAGCTGCTTTTAACACTACAGGTGGTGGTTCTTCTATGAATATTTCTGACGGTACTTCTGTTAACTTTAATGCAGATATAAACGTATCGGCTTCTAAACAACTTATAGGTACAGCATCTTATGCTTTAACAGCATCTTTTTTACAAGGTAGTATAGAGTCAGCTTCTTTTGCATCTACTGCTTCTTATGTTAATCCTTTAACTCAAAGTGTAGATATATCTGGTGATTTATCCATAGACGGTGCAACACCTAATTTAGTTATCAACCAAGGGAATAGTGGAGGTACTCCTAACATAAGTATGTATAATGCTTATAACGGAACAGATGTAAAGTTCTCAAATTTCACTATAAACGATAGTACAGGTACTTATGCTCGTCCTACATTAATTGGTAAATTTAGTAATGCAGTAACGGCATTCGGTAATGCTGCTGGTGATCCTTTTACTGTTATAGCAGGTGGAGCGGATGGTGGTGCATTTTTACACTGGGGATTAGTCTTAGACCAAACAGGAGATATAAAGTCTCTTAAGGAGATGAATATGTATTCAGGAGCAATAGTTTCTGGTAGTCTTGTAGTAACTGGTAGTACAGATATAGATGGTACTTTATCTTTACCAGGTATAGCAGACGTATCAGCATCTATAGCAGCAGGTGGAGGAGGAAGCGCTTTTCCTTTTACAGGTTCAGCTGGTATATCAGGTAGCTTATTAGTAGATGGTGCAATATCATCAAGTAAAGGTATTACTGTAACAGGGTTTAACGAGACTTCTACCTTTAACGGTACTATAACAAGTCTCGTAGGTTCAATACAAGCTTTAGGAGGTAATGGAGGTAATGCTATGACTATAGGTAATTCAGGATATGGTTTACAGTATCCTTCTATGAATGTCTTTACAGATAGTGCATCTTATGCAGCATCTGGTGGTGTTTATGCTTCACATAGAATAGAAGATAGAGGTACAGGAGATTTTGCTACTTTAGCTTTAAGTACATTTAATGCAGGTGATCCAGGTAATCTAGCTTTTGAAACTCAGTTTAACAGTGATGTTATATGGTGGATTTCTGATGCACAGAATAGGTTCCATATAGAAAAAGAAGTAAAAGCTAAAGCAGGATTACAAGTAACTGGTTCAGCAGATATAACAGGTAGTTTAATAGTTAACACAGCTAACTTATTTGGTGATGCAGCAGAATTTACAGGGTCAATAGATGTTACAGGTGGTACAACAGCTAATAACTTTAATGCTAGAAACGGTGCTGTTAATTTAGCAGATCCTGCAAGTCCGACTACAAATAGAATAACCGGCTACGGTAACTATAGTGGTTCAACGGTAGTAAATAATTACTTAGCATTCTTAGATAGTTCAGGTACTTATCCAGGACCGCCACCAGCTTTATATGGTTGTTACTCTAATGCAGTAGCAGGTAATACAGCAGGAGATCCATTTGCTTTAATTGCAGGTGGTGCTGTAGCAGGTGAGCAGTTTAACTGGGGTATAATGTTAGACCAAACTGGAGATATAAAGACATTAAAGAAAATGTCTATGAGACAAAGTGCTGATGTTTCTGGTAGTTTAGCTATAACTGGTTCAGTAAACGGAAACGTAGTACCTTTAGCTATAGCTTCAACAACAGCTTCTATGGACTTTAACGATGGTAACTTCTTTACATTAACTCTTGCCAATGGAGTAGATACTCACTTAGATGCAGCTAATGTAAGAGCGGGACAAACAATAACTTTAACAGTAACAAATAATGCTACAGCAGCAGGTACTTTATCTTTTAGTCCAGACTTTAAGTTTGCAGGAGGTACAGCACCAACAGTAACAGCTGCAACAGATGCAGTAGATGTCTTAACGTTTGTAACAACAGATGCTACAAGTGTATACGGAACTGGATTATTAAACTTTAGTTAATATGTATCAACCTTTTGGATTTTTAGCACCTGCCGGTGGTGGATCAAGTGGAATAGGATATGGTAACCCGCCATACGATCAAGATCTTGTAGCTTACTATGATTTTGGAGATAATTCAGCAGGTAGTTGGACAGGGGGTACTTCTTTATCTAACGGAGATACTGTTACTGACTTATCAGGTAACGGTTTTGATTCTACATTAAATGCAGGTACTCAAACTTGGTCTTATGATTCAGGAGTAGGTAAAGGTGTTATAGCAACTACTTCTAAAGGTGGAGGTTATTTTTATATGGATGCTTTAACAGGAGCGTTTTCTTCTTTAAGTGCATATACTTTTGAATTTGTTTGTGACTTAGCTAGTGACTTATCCAATGATAACTTAATAATGAGAATGGATAACGGAACTTCAGGTGGTACTAGAGCAGAAAGTAACATACAGCAATATCGTAGCCCTCCTAAAAGAATAGGATTCGATACTATTACTCAGCAAAATAATAACCTATCAATAGGTACTACTAATCAAGCTGTTTTAGCAGGATTTAGACATTTTGTATATACATGTGGTCAAGGAGATGTTGCTAAGGTTTATTATGATGGTAGCTTATTAGCTCAAGGTAGTTCAACAATGTCAGGTACTGATACTTTTGACTTTACCAGAACTGGAGCACAGCAAGATACTAATGCTTGGTTTGGAACTAGTAACTATAGTGGAGGTACATTTCCAGGACGTATGGGAGTATTTAGATTCTACAGTAGTGTAATGTCTGCTACAGATGTAACGGCTAACTATAACTTTTATTCAGCACAATTCTAAAAAGAAAAACCCTCT